TGCTATATGTTAATAGTGAATACGCTAACAGCCTATTTGAGATAATAGGTCGCGAGATATAGTCAATCCGCTGCGTTAAATGTTAAGAGTTAGAACCTTTATGCCTCGTGCATAATTTTTTTGTGGCAAGTGGGTATATACCCCTTTGCCTGTGCATAATGTGTTTAATCAATTTGATTAAACAAATGAAAACACCACGAAAACAGAAACGAAGTTTCTGTTGAGTGATGTCTTGAGCGTAGCGAAAGACATTTAATAGGAGAAAAACAAATGACACATAAAATAAGTTATGACGTAAAAACAACACGTAGCAATAACACCTACATACAGATAAGTCAAAAGGATCATGATACTTTCATGATCAACTTATTGTCTATCAATAGTTATATGCAGGAGTTATGTTTAAGCACTGACCCACTAATCAAACCATTCACTAATTGGTATCGTAGTGGTGATAAAAGATTCCCATATAACAAACGATTAGGCAAACGCAATACACCAGAAACTATGATTGCTGGACTAATCAATAACATATTGTTTGGTGATCAATATGATTTGAGTTTGGAACAACTACCCTTCTATGAAGAAATCATAAACAAATCGGTAGAGATCATAGAAGAATATGGTGTTAGTTCAGGTATTAAATTGCAAACTAAACCTCTTATGACTAAAATCGTGTTTGGGGTGGGTATTTTCTAAACATAAGTAGTATGATGGATAGATCATACTACAAAATTAAGATTGAAGAACTACTATTAAATCAAAAACCTAGCATTGCTATCATATATCAATATATGCAAAAAGGTAAAATTTGGAAAATAGTTAGTAAAAGATGTAGTATCTGTGGTACTGGATTTAATAAGAATAACAATAACAAGTTTGATAGCCATAAGTGTAAAAAAAATAATCTACGTGACAGCATAAATAATACTAGAGGTATATGATATGCCAGTACGTGAAGTCATGAAAGATGGTAAAAAATATTATCAATGGGGAACCAAAGGTAAGTTATATACTAAAAAATCAGATGCAGAGCGCCAAGGTAGGGCAGCATATGCAAGTGGATACACAGGTGGATATCAGAAAAAATGATGCTGTGATCATCGGTAATGGTAAATCAAGATTAGTTTTTGATTTACATGAAATACATGCGTTATATGTCACATATGGCTGTAATGCTATCTATAGAGATTTCATACCAGACTACTTGATAGCACATGATTTTGGTATAGCAGATGAGATAGTAGAAAATCGTGTGCATTATCAAACAAAATTCTATACGCAGCATGGTACTAAGATGGATAATAGGCATAGTCGTGGTGAGCCTATCAATTTCGTGATACAGGACAAGTACATGGGCGATAGTGGCACAGGTGCACTACGATTAGCATGTCTTAATGGTCATAGTAACATATACATGATAGGATTTGATTATCAGACACAAAACAAGTACATTGATAACGTATATGCAGGAAGTAGACATTATCAACCAGGACCTATCAATAATGGTGGCGAGTTCATGCTGCGTCAGTGGGAAAGTAGATTGCGTCATTTTTGTAGAGAATTTAAACATATAAATATAATTAGAGTACAAGGTGTTGATTATAAACCTGTTTGCAATGAGTGTAATTTCATTAATATTAGCATACAGGAATTCAAGGAGATAATAAACAAATGAATTATAAGATGGTAAGAGCAGAAGATGGTATAGTATGGGTCACATTACAGCCATTACTGTCAGATGTGAAACAAGCACTTGATAATGCCAAAAACATCAATACAGAAAATATGGATGTTGATGAAAAACGCGGTGTAGACTTTACGATACTAGCAATGGAAAGTGTACACAATTTCATTACTAGTCTATTGACAGAACATGGTCTTACAGAGATAGTCAATAATGCTACACCAGAAGTTAAACATGATGGGACATTGCACTGATGTTTGCTACAGATATTTGGAATCGCAAGTTTGATAATAAGAAAGTAGACATCATGAACAAGATGGTTACTGAATTGTCAATCTATATGCATGAAACAGAACTAGATCGTTGCATGGACTTTATGTACGAAATAGAAAATAGCAAATATGATATCAATCCAACAGTCAGTGATTGCAAGACACAACTCAAATTGATATTAGGCAGTGATCGCTATGATGAGATCGTTAGCAAGTGGAAAGAAAATAATCAAAAGATATTAAGTGTATTTGGTACACTCAAGTTTAAAAGTAAACTAGATCCGTCAGATAAAACACTCTATGATGGATTGGATCCAACAGATAATCCAGATGATTGGGAAAAGATTTACGTATGAAAAATAGTAACATCTATAAGAGAATGGATGATCCAAACGTCATCACATACTATCTAGATGTGATAGACACTAAACCACTACAAGAAGTCAAATTTCTTGTAGGTAATATAACATTAGAAGCAAGTGATCATGTGTTATATCCAAAAATCATTAGAGCATTTCAACAGAGGTTAATCAATGAACAATTATAACGAAACAATTTATTGTGATGACGAGTCAGTATTGTTATCAGAAATCAATACTACAGTTTACAACACAACTATACCAGATATCTATAAACCATTAGACCCATATGTCAGACATGTCACTACTAGATATGTACCAAAATTCAACTATTATAAGAATGATACGATCATTGGTAAGAGTCTAGAATATTATGGTGAATATACAGAATTAGAGATACAGTTATTGCGTAATTTCATGAAGCCTAATTTCGTTATATATGATATAGGCGCTAATATTGGTTATCATACTGTAGCATTTGCTAAACATGCTAAACATGTCTATGCATTTGAACCAAACAAGAAAAACCTTGACTTATTGCGTAAGAACATCAAATCATTAGACAATGTGACGATCTATGATGTTGCATGTAGCGATGTTGCTACTACAATGCATGTAGATGATTTTGATTTAGATGTGCCAGGTAATTATGGCGAGATGCATATGAACAATGTTGGTCAAGTTTGCAATAGTGTGCGTATTGACGATATTGACGATATCTATTATCCAGACTTAATAAAGATTGACGTAGAAGGTCATGAATTGCAAGTATTAACTGGTGCAATTGAGACTATCACAGAATATAAGCCAATCATATTTTATGAAGCACATGGTAATGATTTAGATAAGATTTATGAAATGTTAGACAATCTGGGTTATAAACTATATTGGTATCCATGCAATAACTACAATCCAAACAATTACAATAACAATGGTAATAACATATTTGGTCAAGGTGGCGTATTAAACATACTTGCATTACATGGATATCCCAAGATCAATAACTTATTGTCAGTACACAAAGATGAGACTTTTAGTCAAAGAGTAGAAAGATTTCTACAGGAGAAAAACAATGTACAACAAGAAGCCAAAAACTAAGCCAAAACCTAAAAAATGACTGACGAAGAACTACAACTTGAGTTAGTGCGTATCAGCAATATGGATCATAATCAGATACAGTTGAAAGCACGTAATCATCATCATGCTAGACATTTAACCAAGCAACAATTTAACATGCTAGGTGGTGCTATCAATAGTAGATTAAATGATTATGGTTTAGAATTACAACCAGCATGTTGTGGTCGTTTTAACGTAGTCAAAAGCAATGGAGACACTATAAATGTCAGAAAATCCAATGAATAACAATCAAACTATCAAAAAAGGTAGGGGCGGCTATCGTAAAAACGCTGGTCGTAAAAAAGGCGCAGGTGAAAAGTTACGCGCTAGCGCATTACTTAATGAAATTTATAGAACTAACAAACGTAGTTTTGCGCAATTATTAGTAGACGAACTTAATAAAAGTATATTAAATGGTGATACTAAATTAACAGCACAATACCTACAATTTATAGGTAATAAAGTTATTAGCGATAAGGTAGATGTAGATCATACAACACTTGGACAACCTATACAGACAGTCTTTAATTTTCCACAGCGTGAATTAGAAGATTGGAATCCAGAAGTGTCATTTAAATA